ATCTTCTTCTGTTGTCACAACATCCTGTGTGAGAACATAGATTCCTTTTGAAAGTTTACCATTGTCCAGAGTTACTTCTTCAACAATTGAATCATCTAATTCTATATTGTTTTCTTTTAGATATTTAAGAAATTCCTTTTCAAACATCTTTGGATCTTCAATATGTTCTCTAAAAGTATCTTTCAGTAAAAATAGAGCAGCGGCATAAGTTCCCACCTTTGTTCTAAGGCCTGGAACTTTTTCAAAAATCTTTTTGATATTATATACAAGTTTGTGAAGAACGGTATAAGCATTCTTTTCTTGTGACGTTGTAAGTTTCTTATCTGTTCTTTTACCAACTTCATCTATGATACCTAATTTGAAAGCTTCACTTTCCTTAAAAGGAGTCGTTAAAAGTCTGATGAAACGGTATGTCACAAATAAATCAATCGCTCTTCCCATTATAGTTTCTCTAATACCTTTTTAATTTCTTCGTTTACTTCAATCTCTGAAAGTTCACCTTCTGGCAACATATTTAAAAATACCATAAATGTTTTAAGTATACCCCAAAACTCTGGTTCAATTTTAAATAATAGTAATGTAGAACCAGCATCAACTCCAAAAACATTATAAATGACAGTCATATGATTCAGTATAAGTCTTTCTTTTAATTCACCAGACTCTTGATACTTTCTCAACAAACGCTTTATATACTTAAAGCGTTTCATGTCATCATGGAACTCAGCTTCACCTTCACATTGTGGATTATCATAATGCTTGATAGCAAACATTGTGATATTATCATTCGTTAATTTTTCAAACATATTGCCCTACGTTATTAAACGATTTTGGCCATCAAAAAGTGTGTTCCAGATGCTGTCTTTTCGTGCATAATTTTAAGAGATAGTCCACCTTCAACTTTATGAGAGATACCATCATCATTGATATCATCGCCATTTTCATCTTTTCCTGTTCTTCCACCAAACTGTGTTAGAGGAACAGACATTTCGCCACCATCCTCTGACAAACTTGGCATTTCAAAAGAGATACCCAATCTACCAAGTTTCTCTTGCATCTTGTTCAGTGCGTGTTCTGGAACAAGATATTCCATCTTACCCATAGAACCAAGGAATGCATTAATTCTTGTGATTGTTTCTGGTTTGGCGAGGTCGTTGGTGAAGTCAGAACCGTCTACTGGATAACCAGCATCAGTTGCTTTTTCTGTAATATATTTACTAAAGTTCTTCATCAGTTTCTTCCTCTTCTGCTTCCCAATCAGAAGAAAGTTCTTCTTCCTCTTCTACTGTATTAGGATTAACTTCAAGAATCTCTTGAAGCGCTTCTGGTTTTTTATCTTCTTTTTTCTCTGGCATTGGCATACCATTTGCGCCCATTCTAGTTGTCATAATTTACTCCTTATGCAATCGAGCAACCATTGTTTGATACAACAACCCAATTGGTATTTGTGAAAATAAGCATTGCAGTATCACCCACATCGTTAAATGTGATTGTAGAACCATTGGCAAGATTTGTTGGTGTAATAACAGAATCACCACCATCAGCAATCATTGTAATGATTTTAATTTGACCATTAGTACCATCGGCAAGTCCACCAGCGTGAGCTCCACCTGTGGTATTGAGATGTGTAATTGAAGTTGATACATTGACTGCATCAGTAGTGTTAGTGATTACTTGTGCTGTACCGTCAAGTGCAACATATGTTGGAATGTTATTAAAAACATTAGCAACGCTAACTCTTTTGTTAATTGGGTTTCCACTTGGATCATCAATCACATGAAGTAAATCTTCAGATGCAATCGCACTACCCAAATCCGTAAGTGCTGTAATTTTCTTATCAGCCATTTTTATTTCTCCTAATTGTTAAAACCCTCAACTCAACACAGCTTTTAATGCTGGGTTATCGTCTTGCGAGGGGATGCTACTGGCGGAACTCGCCTCAAGTTGTTGCAGAAACAAATTGCATTGTTGGATTGCACCATTAATGGCATTACCCTGTGCTGTTAACTGCACTCTCATTTTATCAAGGTTCTGGATCTGACTTTGGATTTTCTCCAAGTCAGATTCCAGTTCCGTTTTCTTTTTTTCAATATCACCGACACTAAGTGTCCGTTCATTCTTAGACATAATTTACTCCGTTAATACTACTTATGCAGATGCTGTAAGTGTGCCAGCAGCGGCAGCTGCGTCAGCACTAATTGCAACTGCTACAGCAGTTGTACCGTCTGCTTGGTCAACAATTGTACCAGAGTTCAGTGCCAAGTTTTGTGCAGCAACTGAAAGTACGTCATCCTCTGCAACACCGCCATTAGCAGCAGCATATGTTTTTCTGAATGTCAAACGGTTGGTTGATGAACCAGCCTGATATGCAGCAGTGAATGTTGCATCAGTTCCAGAACCAGCCTGATCGTTTGTTACAGTAATAGTTGGTGTACCACCAGAAGTATCTACTGTTACTCTCTCGTTAAAAATTACACGAATATCAATGTTACCACCATCAGCCTCACTGAACGATGTAGTTACAAAGTCCATTGAAGTGATTGTAGCAGCACCAATACCAGTAATAGCACTTGTACCGGCAAGTCCACCGATTGCACAAATAACTTCTTCAAGTCCTTTGCCATTCAGTTGAACCCAACCTCTGTCCGTTGCGAAAACGGTCTTCTTTTGTTCAGCAGTGAGCCACTTTGGTTTGGACTCATCTGTTGTTGAAACGCCCCATAGAGCCATAGTCTTTCTCCTTAATTAAAGATTTCTCTTCTATTTATCTAAATCCATATCTCTTCAATTGAGCGATGGTTTGTGTTGGACTCAGATGATGAATCCCAATACCACCCTTGGTTTCCCACTCCTTGATATTTTTGATATAATCATCAATCAAGATGTTAGGTTTACCATTGGTTGTGGCATATTTCTGTTTATCTGCTCTCACAACAAGATGAATTCTACCAGTAGGTTTAGCAAATCGTGATAACCACTTTTTCTTTCCTGGCCTACTGTTTGCATCTCTATTTGAGTATGCAGATAAAATATTTGCATTATATTTATTAATTAGTTTCCACATTCTCTCAGCTCCAGGCATCCAATCAAGTGTTGCCCAGAAATCTTTCTTTGACTTTATTTCTTCCCAGCGTTCATCTTTATCAGTAGTGGCAAAATCTTTGCCAGTCATTTTCTGATAACCGCCGATAAAATCACATAATACCATGTCCATGTCACAGTAAATCTGTGGAAGCTCTGCTTCTTCTATTTTTGTGAGTTCCACAAGATGTTTCATGTATTAGTCCTCTTTTGACTTTGGATTAATTTCGACACCAGACATTGGTTTGCCAGTCATAGTAGTTTTGGATTCTTTTTTCTTAGGATCTTCTTCTTCCTTCTTAGGAGATTTAGATGCCTCTTTCCACATATCAGCAATATGTTTTGCGGCAAGTTCTGCAAGGGAAAGTTCTTCTTTCACTTCTTCTTTCTTGGCGCCCTTTGCTCTTAGTTTTGCAAGATCGTCACCAGTAATTTTGCCATCCTTGTTCATGTCGATCTTCTTCTGCTTTGCAGTAAGTTCTTCAGTTGTGTGATAACCTTTACCATCACAATGGTCACATCCTTCACCTTTACATTTAGGACATTCTACTTTTTCTTCATTTTTAGGTTTCTCACCCTTTTCTTTTTTAGAAATTGCGATTGCAGCCTGTTGTGCTGGAGATACCGCCTCCAGTACTGCACTTTCAAGACTACCTTCTTTGGTTTTTAGATACTTAGGCATCTGGTTTCTCCTGTGAGTTTAGTTTGTTAATCATTTCACTTGCCTTTGCGATTTGCAACTGCAACTGTGCAATACGAGTTTTCTTCTTGTCATCTCGCATTTGATCTACCGCTTTGGCAGAATCTGGTTTATTTGGTTCTTCTTCTTCTTTGAGTTGAGACTTATCTACTTTGTCACCAATACTTTGTGCAGTTTTAAGTCTTGCCATTTTTAGTGGTGCAACATCTTTGAATCTCTTTTCAAGACTTTTGCGATCCAACCTCAAATCTCTCTCATCACTGCCCATTGAATAGATTTTCATATCTGTTCCAACAAGAGCATATGTCATCTTTGGTGCTTTTTCGTCCAGTTCAGTTTCTTCATTCTTTGCATTTCTATGTTTGTATGCAATTGTAGATAGATACTCGCCAGGCTTTGAGTTTGGATACATTTTTTGGAAAGTATCTGGATCATTTCTACCAATAATATCCAAGATTGCTTCCAATGGTTCTGTATCTAGATTACTGATAAAGTCTTTAAGTTTCTTTCTTGACTGCATATCAGATGCCTGAACATACATTGCTCTTGCCTTTTGGAAATCACTCTTGTCTAGTCCACCAGATTTGATAAGTGCGTCCAATGCCTTTGCGGCCTTTTCTTGTGGACGAATATCTTTGAATGAACCAGGCTTATATGCCATCTCATCTAGTTTACCACCAGCATCTGTGAATGCAGCGATTGCCATTTTCTGTCTATCTTCGTCAGATTTACCAGCAAACTGTGGTGCGTCTGATTTTTGGAAATCTGTAATCCATGCACCCAAACCATCAGAGACTTTTAATTTCTCTGCAAGTTCATGTGCGGCTTCTTTGATATCATCAATAGATGCACCCATATCACCGATAGCGAATGTTACTTTACCATCTCTCTTGTATAGGAACTTCTTGACTGCCTTCTCATTACCTTTAGTAACAAGAGTAACCTTTTCTACTCTACCCTTGTTTACCGTGTTTTTTGATTTCACAACATAATCAACAAAGTCTGTGCCTTTACTGATTGTGGAACTAGTTTTTAGTTTAACGGTATCGCCTCTTTTTAGTTTATCAAAAACCCTGTTCAGTTTTGGATCATCCATTTTAAGTTCATCAATCGTCACACTTTCTTCTAGTGGTTGGGAAGGCCATTGAATAGGTTCTACACCTTCTACTTGTGTATCAAGGTAATCTGCCATACCATCAATTTTATCAACTGCGATTGCAACTTTATTTGTCCACCATGAGGGTAGTGAATCTTCATCATTCAGTTTACCAAGTTCCATTTCCATTTTCTGCAATGCAGTCATGGCAACCTTAACTTGATTCTTCGCAGACGCAACATCTGTATGTCCATCTTCTTGAATATCTTCATTCTGTCTTTTTAGAACTGCTGCAACCTGTGGATGATCAGACAATCCCTTTTTAATCTTTTCAATTGCATTAACAGCACCTGTCATATTACCACCAGCATATCTTTTATCTGATGCAATACCAATTGCCATTTTAATTTGTTTTGAAGAGAACCCCTCACGAATCTCTTGCAGGGCCTCTGTTATAGTTGAGCTATATCTAGTCATTTTTTTCTTCCCATATTTTTACAACAAGTTTCCCTGTTCCTTTTATTAATCTGTGATACTCCATCTCTGGAATAACGTATATTTTACCTCGTTCTAGTTCCACTGGTATCTTGTTATCAAGTTGTAACTGCCAACCAGTTCCTTCTAAAACAGTGACTTCTCTAGTATGTTTATCTCTATGCCATACCAGTTCACTACTGTCAACTTCCTCATCAAACCTTCTGATAATCATATCATTATCATAAGATTGGGTGTATGGTTTACCAGAAGAAATTGCCACCACCACTCAAACCAAGTTGTTTGGCATACCTTGGAAGATTACAACTCCAATATCCAGCCTTGGTTTTGTCCTTTTGATTTTCACAATCGTGACGAGCAGCAAAACTCTTTCTTGCTTCCTTGTCATTCAACTTGACTTTCAGTCCAGTTGTATCGCCGAATGTGACTTTTTTGACATTACCTGTTGATGGATCTTTGACGTACACATAGTACTTCTTTGGCCCACCAACTTTTGGTTTGTTTAGTTCTACATCTTTTTCTTCAACCATCATAGGGCAGTCCAGTGGAACGTGTTCCCCTTGATACATATCATACTTTCCAAGATCACCTTCCATCAGTTCTTTATCAAAACCTACTGGATTGTAGACACCAATATTATAGGCATCTCTCTTCTCTTGGAAAAACTCAAAATACTTTTCAGACCCTACACGATATACGTTAGACTCAATTAGACTTGAAGTCTCACATTCATTACAACAATCTGTTGTTCCACAGTTCAGATGTTCCTTGAACGAGAACTTCTTTACTTCCTGTCCTGGCGTCATTTGTTGTCTCACTTCTCTATATGCATCTGTACCAATTTCACGAGGATCTTCTTCGATATCAGTTTCAGCTGCAACTCTCGTCTTTGGGGTTTTATTCATATTTTTTAGTCTGTCTTTTGCCAACACAGCACTCTTGCCTGTTGCAACTTTTAGATTTGAAAGTTTCTTGTCTTTTTTAAATGCCTCTTCCACATCTTCAGACTTGCCCTTGTGTTGTTTCCACAAGTCTGCATCGGCAGTAGTTCTTGTCTTACCGCCAGAAATAAATGAGTTTACTCTTGCATGACCCCATTGAACAGCAGTTGTGCCTGGGCGATGTCCACCCTTCCATGCTGCAACACCTCTATCAAAAACCTTCTTCAGAATGCCTAGTGAAATACCAGAAGCATCTGCCTTTTTCTGTAATGACTTTGTTGCACTCTCTTTATATAAATCTGGGAACAACTTCTTCATCTTGTTTGTATACTTTGATGGTTTAGTCTTTGCAGTTGCATCGCCAGGGGCAGGTTTATATGCATTAGGATCATCGTCATCCTTTGCGGCCTGTTTTCTGAAATGTGCATCTCTTTTGTCTTTAGTAGACTTTGCCATCTCATCACCCTCAGCATCTTTTGCAAAATACTTAGCAGGTTGAGTACCCTTCTTGTCTTTAATATCTTTGTCTTGTTTCTCATCAACTGGTACGCAATTTGGTACGTCTTTGCCATTTTTCTTTTTCATACCAACTTGTTTATAACCAGCCCAACAATCTTCTGCAAGTTGAATTTCATACAACCACTTCTTATGGGTTGTTCCATCTTCCTCTGCAAAGGTTAGATAGTTAGTGCCTCTACGAATAATTTTACCAGTTACACCAGTATATGTATCTGTAACTTCTTCACCAATGTTTAAAACTTCTCCACGAACATACATATCACGAATAACATCTTCTTCAGTCATAACGTAGTTTAAACCGTTGAATGATTCACGAATGCCCATAAACTTACGAACATCTTTAAATAGTGACATTCCTTGATTAAAACCTTTTGGAAGTCCAAGTTTGAATTGGTCAAAATCATTTGTAGAAGCAGCTGCTCTCATCTTAGATGCAGACATTCCAGTAACACCTTCTGCATCTGGGTCACGCTCACCAGCAGAGACTACTTCGATGTTGTCAAAACCATAATATCCATGTCTTGCTTCAACACCATTATACTTGTTCAATAGAGAATCGAACTCTGCAACTCTATCTGAACCAACAACCATTACGATTGATTTGTGTCCTTTGTTGTGTAGTGAGACTGCAATCTCAAACACATTTCTTGCTTTATCTACAACAATGTTCCGTGAATGTTTTGGGAACATCTTTTTCATATATGCAACTTTCTTTGCATATGGTAATGGGTCTTTCTTTGCGTTTTCAGAATGAGAAGCAAACACATAGTAAGGTGCGCCAGGGTTCTTCTTTGCCTGTGTCG